TGCACGGCCCGAAATGAACGCGGCGAAGTCGCGTGAAGCAGGACGCCCGATCTACGAAGAAGTTGATTTTGTTGAAATCATGGTCCCTGGCGATAAGCACAGCGTGATCGATCGCTTGGTGCGTAATCTCGATACGCGCCGCTTTTCGCGGCAATGGGCTGCGTACAAAGAAGGCAGGGCCGATCAGCAATCTGGCACTCCGCTCACCTCGTTGCCGTTCATGTCGGCATCAAAAGCCGAGGAATACAAGTTCTTCAACATCGTCACCGCAGAGCAGCTCGCCGCAGCGGCCGATGGCTCAAGCGCTGCCCAGGCAATTATGGGGTTTAACGGCGACAAGCAGAAAGCCAACGCCTACCTGCAAATGGCGGCAGGTAACGCCCCAATCCTTCAGATGCAGCAATCGCTTGAGGAAAAGGACAACCAGATCAGCGCCATGATGGAACAGATGAATCAAATGAATCAGCGCTTGATGGAGCTCTCGCAGCAGAAGTCCAGCAAGAAAGCTGTGACAGCTGAGTAAAGGAAACCTGGATGCCAACTTATCAAACGCAAAATTACCTGACGCTGCAGACGATCATTCAGTCTGTCTGCAAGATGGTTGGCTATCCAGTCGCGGTTGACCCCGCAGGCAGTACAGATCCTGCCGTGCAACAAATGGTCGAGGCCCTGAATATGTCGGGCGAGGACATGCTCAACCTGTACGGATGGCAGCGGCTGTCGAAGCTTTACGAGATCGACATCGTTGCTGAGTACCCTGGTCAGCTCGAACGCTCGTTTGAGCTTCCGGCCGACTTCTGGCAGTTCATCGACCAGACCCAGTGGAACGTCGACACGCGCCTACCTGCGATCGGCCCGATCTCCCCACAAGCCTGGCAGCAACTGCGCATCCGTATGCCAAAGGTCGTACTGACATTTCTATGGCAGATCCGCGACAGCAAGCTTTGGATTCAGGCGCCGCCATCAAGCTCGCAAAAGCTCTCGTTCTATTACCAGTCGAACGGCTGGGTGCAGGACGCTGACGACCCCACCGACTACAAGAACTACGCCAACAAGAACGGCGACACCATCTTGATGGACGGCTACTTGATGAAGCTTCTCACTCGAGTGAAATGGCTTGAGATGAAAGGCTTTGACTCTGCGGTCGCTATGCGTGACTTCCAGGTCAACTACGAGAACCGCAAGGGCAATGACGTCGGCGCTCAGGTGCTGAACATGGCCCAGACGCTGGCCTTCCCGTATTTGAATACAGCAACTAATGCTCCTGACACGGGCTACGGTGGAGTGGGCTACTGATGCCTCTTGTACCTCTCGCAATGTACAAGACGCCACGGCGTGCGGCGCAAGCTCGCAACCACCAGGTCGCGGCCTTGCTCGCTCCTACCCAGGGGCTGAACTATCGCGACTCGTTTATTACGCTGGATCCGAAGGACGCTGTAGTCCTGAATAACTTTGTTGCGCGGCCTACTGGTGTACAGCTGCGCGGTGGCTACCAGAAGCATGCAATCGGGCTTGGCGGTGCGGTTGCGTCGTTGATGCCGTATCTTGCTCAGAACCCGCTCAACAGCAAGCTATTTGCAGCCGTTGGCGCTGAGATATTTGACGTCACGACAGCTGTCGATTCCCCATTGCCCGAAGAGACAACAACCTCTACCGATGGAATCTGGAGCTCGTTGATGTTCTCGGGTGCTACCGAGAACTATCTTTGCATGACCAGCCCATCGGGCGGCTACTGGACATACGACTCGACAACTGGATGGACTGATCGCGCTGCAGCTGTAACCGGCCTAACTGGCACCTTTGGATCGATTGCAGCATGGAAGCGCCGCCTTTGGTTTGGTGCAAACGGCACGGCCAAGGTCTACTACCTTGCTCCTAACGCACTCCAGGGCGCGGCCACTGAGCTCGATCTTGGACCATTGATGCAGCGTGGTGGCTCGATCGTAGCAATGGTCAATTGGACATACAACGCCGGCATCGACATCGATGATTACTTGGTCTTTTTTGGCTCGCAGGGTGACGTCATCGTCTACCAGGGAACCGACCCAGATGATCCAGCTACTTTTCAGCTCAAGGGCATTTGGTACATCGGACGGCCACCCTTAGGTGATCGATTCTTCACCGAATACGGCGGCGAATTATTCATTCTGACTGAGCTCGGGTTGTTGCCATTATCGAAGATGGTCAACGGCCAAGTCGCCAATACCTACAACGTATTGTCGGCGCCAATTGCTCCAGTTCTTTCTCCTCTTGTTTCGCGATTGATCGACGAGCCAATTTGGGAGCTCGGTCTCATCGAGGACAACGATGTCTTGATGGTTAAGGTTCCGCGAGACTCAAGCAATTACACGCAGTACGTCATGTTTATTCAGACCGGCGCCTGGAGCACGTTCACCGGCATGCCGATTAACTGCAGCAAGACCTTCAACGGCCAGCTGTACTTCGGAGATGAAGACGGAAATGTCCAGCTTGGACTAAACGTAAAGCGCGACGGCATGGACATCAATGGCGTCGGTGGAACGTATGTTGTCGGCCAGTGCCAGGGCGGCTTTAACGCATTTGGGGCCCCGGCGAACCTGAAGATTTTTGGCATGGCTCGCCCGATCCTGATCGGCGCTAACCCACCTGCCGTCCAGGCTCAAATGAACGTCGAGTACAGCTTCAACCCGATTTATTCCTCTCCAAGCTTTAACGCGACAGTGGGAGCCAACTGGGATGAGGGTGTATGGGATGAGGCTTCCTGGTCAGGCTCAATGAATACTTATGCCGCTTGGGTTGGCGTGCAGAACATGGGCTACTACGGCTCGCTGCGTTTGTCGGTAAAAGGCGACCCAGGGACCGTCTATGTATCGAGCAATGTGATGTATCAGACTGGCGGGGTGATGTGATGCTGGTTAGCGCACGCACCGACGCAGAACGCAGGACAGCAGCCGGCATCTTGTTTGAAAAGGCCGGCGTGCAGCCATGTGCAGATATGCAGGCGCTGGTCTGGATCAATGATGAACAGCAGGTTGAATGGGTTGTCGGATACACGGGTTTCGTTGGCAAAACTTGTCAGATGCACGTTGTGAACTTAGTAACGCGTAGAGCTCCTCGCAAGCTGTTGTGGGCTGCGTTTGACTATCCATTCAACCAGCTTCGTTTGCAGACGGTGCTTGGCATCGTCAACAGCAAGAACGGGCAGGCGATGAAATTTGATCGCCATTTGGGTTTTAAAGAGCTTTTGCGACTTGAAGGTCAGCATGAAAACGGCGGCGATCTAGTCGTCTTCGCAATGGACAAAGACGAGTGCCGCTGGATACAGGAGAACGAGCATGAAGAAAGAATGGTCGCGTAGAGAGCTCTACGCTCACGGCGAACCCTTTGGTGACTGCGCTACCCAGCGAAAGCTCGGCGGCGGCTACATCTGCGGCGGTGGTGGCAAAGGTTCAGCGCCCCCAGCTCCTGACTATACGGCTGCAGCTGAGAAGCAAGGGCAGTCCTCGCTTGAGGCCATTCGAGCTCAGACAGCGGCCAACCGACCCAATCAGTACACGCCCTGGGGAAGCCAAACCTGGACGAATAACAAGACGTTCGACCAGGCTGGGTATGACAAGGCAATGGCCGATTACAAGGCGTCTTACAAGCCTGCAACCCCAGGAAGCTGGAGTTACGGTGGTGGCGGTGATTCGGGCGGGTCCGATATCTATACGCCCGGCACCGAGGGCTCCTACGGCATGGCAATGCCCGATCGCAGCAAATTTGAGGGACAGGACAATTGGACTCAGACCACGACCCTGAATCCAGAAGCGCAGCGAGCACTTGACTCTCAGATCGCGCTCCAGGGAGACAGAAGCGAGCTTGCACGCAGCTTCATGGATCGGGTGCAGGGCGACATGTCCAAGCCGTTTGATTGGTCAGGGTTACCAGACAAAGGTAAATCACTAGAAGCTACACAGTTTGATCGTGTTGGCACAGCTCCGCGCCTGCAGACTGACCTCGATATGTCAGCAAATCCTGCAGAGCGCATGCGCATCGAGAATGCACTGTTTGATCGTATGCGTCCGATTCACGATCAGCAGCAAACAGCTCTAGACGCCAAGCTTGCAAACATGGGCATCACGGCTGGATCGGAGGCCTACAACCGCGCATCACAGCGTCTCGGTGATCAGCAATCGCGCGAGCGTTTCAACGCTCTGGAGATGGGCGGCAACGAGATGCAGCGCCTGCTCAATATGCAGATCGCAGAAGGACAGTTTGAGAATACTGCGCGGCAAAACCAGCAGGGCATGGACATCAACACGACCGGCTTTAACAACAACGTCTCGAAGGATAGATTTGGTCAGGATATGACCATATCTGAGTACCAGAACAAGCTTCGCCAGCAAGCAATCACAGAGCAGATGATGCAGCGCCAGATGTCTCTCAATGAGATGAATGCGCTCTTGAGCGGGCAGCAAGTGCAGATGCCAAGCATGCCGCAATTCAACGGCGCAGCGGCCTCACAGCCAACGCAATATCTCCCGGCGGCACAGCTGCAGGGACAGGCACAGCTGGATGCGTTCAACGCGCAGAACCAAAGCGCGAACAGCTTCACAAGCGGTCTATTTGGTCTTGGCGGTTCACTTGGTAGCGCCGCGATGTTCGCATTCTCTGACTCACGCTTGAAGAAAATCATCAAGCGCGTTGGCGAAGCGCAAGGCATTCCGCTCTATTTGTTTAAGTACCTGGGCAGCAACACCGAGCACATCGGCCCAATCGCTCAAGAAGTGCAGAAGATTCGTCCTGACTTGGTCAAGCGCCATCAGAACGGCTACTTGATGGTTAATTACAAACTACTGATGGAGGCTTGATATGGCCGGCGCAATTCCAATGAATGGCTATTTAACACCCGAGCAGGCTGCAGCGATGGCCGGCATTGAGGATCCAGGCGAGCGCATGAACACACTGGGCGGCATGCAGCGCTTTGCAAACATGCTGCCCCAGATGAATCAGATCAAAGAGCGCAGCAACGGCCGCGTGGTTGGTCGTACCGATCCGATGGAAGGCCTGGCTCAGATGGGATCGCAGCTCGCTGGCGCGTACATGAACAAGAGTCTTATGGACAAGTACGGTTCAATCATGGACGCAAACAACCAGCAGCGCATGAACACGGCAAAGATGATTGCAGAAGCTTTGCGCAGAGCGCCTGCGGCGGGTGCCGCAACACCAGGTGTTGCTCAGTCTTACCCAGTCACTCCGCAAAGCCCACCTGTCACGGCTCCTATGACCTCGTATACGCCACACGAAATTGACTACTACGGCGGGTATTAAATGAACCAAGCGCTTGTCGATCAACTTCGGGCATACGGACAAGATCCCAACGTCAGGCATTTTCTTGATGTTGTGATCCCTGGCGCCGAAGGCACCACTCAGCACGGTTACTACACCGCGTTTGGTGGCGGTCGACTTGACGATATTACGGATCATCCACGCTATCTGAAGCCGTTCAAACAAACAGACGGCAAGACTAATTACACAAGTGCGGCAGGAAAGTACCAATTCTTATCCAACACTTGGGATGAGACCGCCAAGGCCTTGGGGCTGTCTGACTTTGGACCAGAGAGCCAAGATCTGGGCGCCCTGTATCTGCTTCATCAGCGCGGCGTGCTTCCTGACTTGCAGAAGGGGGACTTTAAGACAGCGGTTAATAAGACTGGCAGCGTGTGGGCAAGCTTGCCGTCAAGCACCTACCCTCAACCCAAACAGAGTCAAGGTTTTATTGATTCTTTAGTCAGCAAGATGATTCCAGCGGCGCAGGCAGGAACCTTGCCGCCCAATGTAGGGCAATCACGCCCTACAAGTTTCAAATCACAAGTGCCAATAGCGCCTTTTGACGGTGGATATTTGCCTGAAGGTGTTGCTGGGTGGCTATTAAGTCGTGCAGGTGGCCTCAATGAATTGAGACAGGATTTCGCAGCAAGACCAAATCGAATAAACGCAAATCCTTCGGGCTATGCGGTGAATGACTTTTTGATTCGCGCCAATCAAGCAAATGTACTGAGCGATGGAAGAGTCTTTGACTCTGAAGACGATCCATATGACTTTGAAAAATTTTACAAGCAAGCACAGAACAGACCCGGAAACGTGCCGTCGACTCCACGGCCGCAGCAGTCGCAAGGAACTACAGCAATGAATACAACTCAGCCACCCCAGTCGGCGCTCCCGAATGCTCGAGGACTCTACAACCCCGAAGACCCGGTGAGTGTGTACAACTTCATTACAGCTAACCAGCAAAACGTGCCGGTCCAGCAGCTGACGCCCGAGCAGAAGCAAATGCTGATGGCTGATCGTCAGCAGCGTGCTGGCATGCTCCCGATGGCTCTGGCAGCTTCGCTTGCCGGCGACAAACGCGTCTCTGGGATGGGTAGCGCACTAGCGGAGGACGCGATGAAAGCACGCGGCCCGCAACGCCTGGGCAACGCTGGGTGGATCACCGAGGACGGCACAGTCATCAAAGATCCGTTCCAGGAAGAAGAAAGCGATCAACGTCGAAAAGACACGGCGCTCAACCTGGCGCTGCAGACATCGAACACGCAGGCTTTGCGTCGACTGGCCACAGAGAATACGTTCACGCAAGCTGGTCGAACGCCAGAAGGAAAGCCCGTTGTAAGCAATCGCACCGGCCAGACCTACGTCGTTGAGAGTGGTCCGAACGGGCCAAGCTACACGCCTTACAGTCAAAACATTATCCCGACCGGCACCTACGACAAGAACGTGCAGGCCGTGCAGGATGCGCTTGGCTCGGTAAGACGCTCTGATGCGATTCTTGCGCAGGTAGAAAAGAACCCTGAAGCCTTTGGCATGGTTGCCCAGGGCGTCTCGCGGCTTCCACAATTTGCACAAGGTCGTGCAGCAGAGATCTTGTTGCCACCTGAGACGATGAAGGCTCGCACAGACGTATTGCGCTCGGCAGCGCAAGAAATCAGCAGCCTCTACGGTGCAGCGCTTTCGCTTGGCGAACAGGCCCGCGCCAACACATTCATCCCCAACCAGGATGACCCTCCACAGGTTGTCATTCAAAAGCTCAAGGCGGCTCGCGACTGGGCTCATTCCACGACACAGAACTACGGTTCTGGAGTCCTTCGCGACGCACAAGGGCGATCGGCAATGCCGACGCCTCAATCAGGACCACAAGCTCCCGCAGCTGGCGGCGAGACACGCAAAACGATCAACGGCAAGAACTACGTTAATCGTGGTGGCCAGTGGTACGAGGAGTGAAGCATGGTTAGACCCGTAACCGATCCAGCATTGCTCGAGCAGCTCAACGGAGGCGGCGGGGCCGTAACCGATCCCGCTTTGTTAGAGCTTCTGAATGCCAACCCACAAGCAGCCAAAGCTGCGCAGTTCGCAGGCGGCGACAACGTCAAAGAGATGAACCCCGTCATGAAGGTGCTCGGGGGCGCCAAGAGCGCCTTTGACCGTGCAGCCTACGGCGTAGGGTCGTTGGTGCCTGACATCCTGCCCGACGGTGTTCGCGATTACATCAACGACAGTTCAATAGCCAAGTTTACTGGACTGACACTGCCATCAAACAAGCAGATGGCTGACGATGTCGCGCAAGGTCGCGCCTTTGTCAAAGAAGCAGGCGGCTGGGGCACTGCTGGAGATATCGCCGGCGAGGTTGGCTTGACCTTGGTGCCTGGTGCAAAGGGTATGCAGACCGTTCAGGCTGGCGGTCGCATGTTGCCTCGAGCTCTTGGATTCATCCCAAGCAGCACAACCGGAGCGGCTGCGATTAGCGGCGGTGCCATTAACGCCCTTACCACGCCTGACGATCGCGTAGGCGGTGCAATAGCCGGTGCTGCAGGCGGTGCCATTGGTGACGTCGCGGGGCGAGCGTTGACAAAAACTCTAGGTGGCATGATTTCCAATAGGGTTACGCCTGACGCCCGCCATCTGATGGACGACGGTGTCTTCGTTCCGATGTGGAAAGGCACCGACAGCGGCCTTGTGCGCAATTTGTCCGAGCGAGCCAAAGTTCTCCCGATCGCTGGCGACATCATTCGCGGGCAAGAGCGCTCGGCATTTGAAAGCTTTAACAAACGCCTGGCTGAAATTGCAACACCGCCCAAGCCTGTGCTTGATGACGTCGGCAACGTGCTGCGCTGGGAAAACAGCCCTGTGAAGCTTTCTGGCTCGGACGCTATTAACGGCCTACGCGGCCGTTTTAATGATGCCTACGACGCGCTTTACAAGGGGCGCGGGATCCCAGTTGATGACGTCTATGCAAACCAGACAGCAAACATTCTGGAGAGCACTAAAAATTACTTCCCGCGCATAGCAGACGATGTCGAAGCGGCTTTTAGACAGGCAGACGACATCCTTCGCAAGGGCACAGAGACAACAACGTCACTCAGCCCAATCAGTAACGCGTCCGGTCAGCCGTTTGTAAACACTCAGCTTGGTCATGCCGCCACGCGGCCAGAGTCGGTTAAGCAAGCGATCGATGTGCTCGATACACGCATTAAGACAGCGTATGGCCGCGGCGATGCCGAGGCAGCAGAAGCCCTCAAGGATCTGCGCAGTTCGATTGAACAGCTGCGTATGCGCGGCTTGCCGCCCGAGGTTGCTGATCAGGCTGCAGACATTAATAAGGCCTATGCAAGCTTCATCCAGCTGCAGCGTGCTAATGCCAGCCTGGGAGCTCAGAAGGCCGAGATGGTTTCCCCAGGGCAAATGCTTAACTCAATCAAAGCAGGTGATCGCACACCAAACAAATCTGCATTCTCAGGCGGCAACGCGCTGAACCAAGCAGAGGTTCTGCGTGCCGAGCGTGTTCTCGGGAATCGCTTGCCAGATGTCGGACCAGGTACTGCAGAAAAGCTTGCTCCCTTTATTGGATTCGGGGGTCCCATGATCCTCGGTGACATGGGCGCTACTGCATTACTTGGTACAAAAACCGGGCAGCGCTTTTTGATGGGCGACCTACCTGGTCAAGCAGGAATACGTCAATACGGAAGTCAATATCTTGTGCCGGCGCTTCGCAACTTCGGCATGTCGGTTGGAAATTAAAGGAGAAACGAAATGCCACGCAACGCATCAGGCACCTACACACTGCCAGCTGGAAACCCAGTAGTAACCGGCACCCTAATCGAGTCCACATGGGCTAACGACACGCTTGGCGACCTTGCCAGCGCGATGACCGACTCGCTCTCGCGTGATGGCGAAGGCGGCATGACCGCAGCTCTGCGCGTCGTTGACGGCACAGTCAGCGCTCCAGGTCTTGCATTTGTGAATGAGACTGGCAGCGGCTTATACCGCACTGGTGCTGGCGATTACTCGTTTGCCGTTTTAGGCACGCAGAAAATGCGCATTACCTCTAGCGGCGTGGATGTGACGGCTAACACGTTCAGCGTCACTTCAAGTACTGCCTACTACCCGCAAATGATCAACCGCAACAAGACAGGCGACGCAAACGCAAGCTATGTCTTGCTAGACAAGGATCGCGCGGGTGCAGTCGTTCAGAACAACGACATTCTTGGGACTGTTGCCTTCCGGGGCTACGACGGCGCAGCCTATCTCCAAGGCGCTGCCATATACGCCTCGATTGAGGCGACTCCTGGCACCAACGATATGCCGACAGGGCTCGCGTTTGCGACGACGCCTGACGGTGGCGCTGGGCCTACCGAGCGCCTGCGCATCACAAACGGCGGCGAAGTACGCGCAACCGGAAATATCGTTGCGAACTACTCGGACGAGCGCTTAAAAACCAAGCTCGGCAACCTTGAGAGCGCACTCGACAAGATTTGCGCGATAGATACTTTCTATTACGAGGCTAACGAGACCGCTCAGGCACTTGGCTACAAAGCAGAGCGTGAGGTCGGCGTGTCGGCTCAATCAGTCCAGGCCGTATTCCCGGAGCTTGTCGTTGCCGCCCCAATTGATGCTCAATATCTAACGGTTCGCTATGACCGGTTGGTCGCTCCGATCATCGAAGCGATCAAGGAATTGCGTGCTGAAGTGAAGGCACTCAAGGGAGAGTGACATGGCCGCAACGACTCTTGCACCACAGGCATTGAATCTTCCAGTAGGCACAACCGCAGAAAGACCAGCGGGCGCCTTTGGAATGATTCGATACAACTCAACGACGGGCAAAGTCGAGTGGTACGACTCGGTCAGCGCGACTTGGAAGAACTTGTAAAAGGAAATTGAAATGGCTCAGACAACACTAGGACCGCAGGCGCTCACCATTCCTGTAGGCACGACGGCAGAACGTCCTACAGGTGCGGCCGGGATGATCCGCGCAAACTCAACAACCAATAAGCCAGAGTATTACGACGCAGCGAGCTCATCCTGGAAAGATCTCGGGGGTGGTGGCTCATTGAACGCAAACTTTCTTGCCGTTGCAGGTGGCGGAGGCGGTAGTGCGTCGGGTGGTGGTGCGGGTGGTCTTCTCACCAACATTATTTCTCTGACCCCCGGCGCTTCATATACGGTCACTATTGGTGGAGGCGGCGCTGCAGGCAAGAACAACGGGTCCAATACAACCATCTCTGGCACAGGAATAACCACGATCACTTGCGTTGGAGGCGGTGGTGGTGGCGGCGGGAACGGAAACTCGGGTGGATCTGGGGGAGGCGCATGGACGGGAACCGGAGGTTCTGGCACTGCAGGCCCACCACGACAAGGCTACAACGGCG